GTTATTACATTACCTCTAAACACAACTGTACCACATGTTAAAATAATTGATCAACCATATGCTTCTCGTTTAGAAAATATTAATCCTTTTGCTGTATTCACTTTCCTCGGTGATGTTAAAATTAATCCATCATCTGATGATTGGTTTGAGATTGATCGTCGCCCAGATTTAGTTATCGATGTTGAAGGTAACTTTACTACTGTAAAAAATATTGCCGAAAAATCTGGTGTATTGGGAACAATATGGAATGCGTGGCAAACTCAGTGGTCTGGTGCTTCTACTAATAGTACTATTAAATATACATTTGGTGGTAATTGGGCAGCTGGTCAAGGAGATGTTCGTTTATCACAAGCAGAAGCCAATGCAAAATTCGGTGGTGTTGGTTGGGGTAATGCTCGCCAGATTACTGTTGAGTCTACTGCAACTGAAGTTGGACAATCAAGAACTGGTATCAAAACATCTTTAGTCCAAAAAATTGACAGACAAATTATTGGAGATCGTGTTCTTTCTACTGCTGCTCTTCCGTACATTCGTTCAAGAAACATTCTTATACAGATTCAAAAGTTAAAACCAAACACTCGTTTCTATCCATTCTTTGATGGTGTGGATATTTCTGCTTATTGTACACCAGCATCTAAACTAGTTTATACACCAACAAGTGGTGCTTTTAATATTGATGTTAATGTGGGTAGCAGTGCTTCTGGAACTGCTCGAAGAATTAGTGGTGATTCACAAGTATGTTTAAATCGTGGTGATGTTATTACAGGATCAGTTTCTCTTGCGACTGCAGTAGTAGTTGGTAAAGATTTTGATCCAGACGCTACATCAAATGCGTATTCTTTGTATGTAGTTAATGTTCAAGGAACATTCGTCGCTTCTGATATTATTACTGGTTCAAATTCTTTAGCGACTGGTACATTTACATCTTTAACATCTAATGCACAAGGTGCTCCTTTAGTATCTAATTTTAATGGTGATGTTCAGTTACTCTTTAATATTCCAAATACAGAATCAATAAGATTCCGTTGCGGTACTCGTGAACTAAAATTAGTTGATGTTACTACTGCAGATGGACTATTCACATCTCGTGCAAGAGCAAATTATCGTGCAGAGGGTATTTTAGAAACTCGTGAAACAACTATACATTCTGTTAGAAATGCACAGTTAGTTGAAGAACAGTTGAGTGATAACCAAGTTATTATTCAATCATCTGAACGAGTTGTAGCAGATACTGGATGGTGGGATCCGCTTGCGCAAACATTCTTAATTGATGTTAAGGGTGGGTGTTTCTTATCTAAAGTTGATGTATTCTTTGCTACTAAAGATACAAAAATTCCTGTTATGTTAGAACTTCGTGAGGTTGTTAATGGTTATCCAGGAAAACGAGTATTACCATTTTCTCGTGTTACATTAAAACCAGAACAAGTTAATATTTCAGCACTAACTGTTACACTAGATGATGTAGAAGTTAATAAGTGGGATACACCAACAACTTTCACATTCCCATCTCCAGTTTATGTTGCAGAAAATACAGAATACTGTATAGTTCTAGCTTCTGATTGTAATTCATATAATGTTTGGATCTCTCAAGTTGGTGAATTAATGGTAGGAACTAGTAGAACTATTTCTGAGCAACCATATCTTGGTTCGTTATTTAAATCTCAGAATGCTTCTACTTGGACAGCGGATCAATCACAAGATCTTAAATTTGCGATCTATCGTGCAAACTTTAGAACTGATGTATTATCTAATGTTGAATACATTAACGATGTTGTTCCGCTACAAACTTTAGATTATGATCCATTTGAAACTAGAGTAACACCCAATGTAACTAATAATAAGGTTCGTGTCTGGCATACAAATCATGGCATGCCATCTGGATCAAAGGTAACTATTAGTGGAGTTACTGCCAATGTTAATGGAATCGCATTTGCATTATTCAATAGTACTCATACTATTAGCGATGTAGATTTAGATAGCTATGTTATTACTATTGCTGGTGGTACTGCAACTTCATCTGGTTATTCTGGTGGATCAACAGTTAAGGCTACCAGAAATATTCAGTTTGATGCAATTCAACCAGCAATTCAAATTCAGTCTTTCTCTGAAACTCCAATTGAGTTTGGTTTTAAAGCAACAACTGGCAAAGCAGTAGATAATAGTTCTCAGGTTGCTTATGTGACTCCAGAGACTTTGACATATGAATCTATTCTCGTAAATGAAACTAATAATTTCTTTGCTCCAAAAATGGTAGCTTCTGAAATTAATGAACTTCCTGCTAATTCTGGATGGAGTTCTGGTATTAAATCTATGTATTTAAACTGCCAGTTTAGCAGTAGCAATGCAGCACTATCACCTATTCTAGATACACATAGAACTAGCTTAATTACAATTAATAATAAAATTAACAGCCCAACATCAGATAACCTAAATGTAGCAAATCTTGATGATAATGTTCTAATTGGAAATTACGGTGGATCATTCCTTGGTTCTAGTGCCGTATCTTTCAGTGGAACTCAAATTAACACAAGACATGGTGCCATGTTTGGTGTGACTGTTGGTAAGTATATTACTGTTTCTGGTTCGTCAAATGCTGATAATAATGGTACATTCTTAGTATCTTCTACTTCTATTGATGGTGGAACGGCATTAACTGGTACATTTACTTCTAGTTCTAGTAGTACAGCTGTGACAGGAACTAACTTTGTTTCAGATGGTGTGAAAGTTGGCTTTGCGTTATTCCAAGGTTCTACATTTATCGGAACTGTTCTTGCAGTTACTGCAACTACAATCACTCTAACTGCAAACGCTGCATTAACTTTGGCTGCTGTCACTGGTATTAAATATTATACTGTTACAACAACTGTTAGTAGAACTGATGGTTTAACATTTACCACTGAAGCAGTTGGAGCTAATGCTATAATGATTAAACAGAAAGAGAGATTCGTGGCAGAAACTGCTCCAGATAATTCTTCTTCTCATAGTAAATATGTAACTAAGAAAGTTAATTTAGCAAATGCTTCTACTTTCTTAAGAGTTAAATTTGCTATTAATCTTCCAGTAGAAGCAGGTGTTGAAGTTTGGTATAAAACATCACCAGTTGGTTCTACCACAGAGTGGGATTCTATTCCGTTTACCCAAATGACTCCAGACACAACTATTCCTTATTATAGCAATAGTACTGGTAGATTTGTAGACGCATCTTTCTCTAAGAAAGATATGGAAACTTATGATGCTGTTAAATTAAAGATTGTAATGAAGTCTACTAATAGTTCAGAAGTACCAAGAATTAAAGATCTTCGTGTAATCTCTTGCGCATAATGTTAGTAAAAATAAAAGACAAAGATGGGTTAGCTAGAGATATATCCAGTGGCGCAGTGATAAATACTAATGCCACTGATTATATGAATTATATGGCTAAGATGAATGCCCAAAAGAGTTTGCAAGAAAAGATTAGTTCAAACTCTAATGATATACAGAATTTAAAAACAGATGTTGCAGAGATTAAACAATTATTAATCTCTCTTATCAATAAGGAACGATAATGGCGGTAATCGTATTAAGAACAACTAAAGGCAGTCCATTAACGATTGCAGAGGCAGATGCTAATTTCAGTAACCTAAACACTGAGGTTGGATCTAAACTAGATTCCGCCTTGTATACAGCTGCTGATGTTTTAACTAAAATTAAAACAGTAGATGGGTCTGGCTCTGGTTTAGATGCGGACACTGTTGATGGTTTTGAACAAGCCACTACTAATACTGCTAGCACTCTTGTTCGTCGTGATTCTTCTGGAAATTTTGCTGCAGGTACTATTACTGCTACTTCTTTTGTTGGTAATTTAACAGGTAATGTTACTGGTGCTTTTACTGGTTCTTTAAGTGGTAACGCAAACAATGTTACAGGTATCGTGGCACTTGAAAATGGTGGCACTGGTGCTAATACTGCTCCCAATGCAAGAACTGCTCTTGGACTTGGTAACATCGCCACGCAAGCATCTAATAGTGTAACTATAACTGGTGGTACTATTAGTGGTATTACTGACTTGGCACTTGCTGATGGCGGTACTGGTGCATCTGATGCAGCACAGGCAAGAACTAATCTTGGACTAGTTGTAGGTTTAGATGTGCAAGGATATTCTGCAGAGTTAGTTGCATTGTCTGCTCTAACAACAACTGGTTTAGTTGTTAGAACTGGTTCTGGAACATCAACTACCAGAACATTAACTGCTGGAACAAATATCGCATTAACAAATGCAAATGGTGTTGCTGGTAATATTACTATTGATGGGAGTCAAACTCCTACAGTTTCTCAAATTTTAAAATCTGGTACAGATGGCACAGGTGATATTGGACAATCAGTAAATAGGTTTGGTACTATTTACGGTACTGCAACTTCCGCTAAATACGCTGACTTGGCAGAAAAATATACAACTGATCAAGAATATGAACCTGGAACAGTTATTGTTGTTGCAGCTGCTGGCGACGCTGAAGGTACTGCTTCCTATACTTCTGGACAAAGAGTTCTTGGTGTTGTGTCTACAAACCCAGCTTTCATTATGAACGATGAATTAGAAGGACAGGCTATTGCCCTTCGTGGTCGTGTGCCAGTTAAAGTTATTGGACCAATCCGTAAAGGACAACCACTAATTTGTAATCAAGACGGTAAAGCATTCTTCGGTGATACGAATAATAGTTTTGCGATCTCTTTAGAAACTAATGAAGAACATTCTGTTAAACTTGTTGAATGTGTAATTTTATAATGATCCATGACAACTCAACCCATTGTCTTTCATAAGACAAATGTATCTCTTTCAGATATATTAATCCCAAAGGATTTAGTGGTCTATCTTAAGACCACTGAAACTTGCCAACTCAACTGCCAACACTGTTTTACAAATGGTATCAACGGCAAAAAGATATACTTTAATCCCCAGAATACTGTAGAGTGGTTTGAACGACTCCACAAGGAATGCCCATCTTTTAATGGTGGGAATATTACATTTCACGGAGGAGAGCCATTCCTTGCTCCACTGGACGACATGTATTATGTTTGGGATAAAGTATCTAAACTATTTCCCAATCTTAATTGGTCGTGCTCGACTAACTTATGTTTCAATCTAACAGAAGATCATATGCAATTTTTCAAAACTGTTCTAAAGAATGGATTTTGTACTTCATGGGATAAGGGTATTCGATTTGAGAATGATAAACAAGAAAAACTTTGGCGAAAGAATCTTCAAACTTTAGTAGACGCTGGGTTTAATATTACACTGAATATTAGCCTAAACAAACAACTGCTAGAAATGGATACGACTGAGTTGGTTCTCTGGCTGAATACGCTAGGTGTTAATTGGGTGCAGTTTGAACGACTAACCCACGATGGATCGGCTCTAGAAAATACACATATTTTTCCTGCAAATAAAGACCAAGACGATTGGTTTGTTAGAATGCATGAAACCTATCAGACAATAAAACCTAAATATAAAGATGTCCTACTGGAAGGTGTGTATTCCTCTATAACTAAGGGAATACATGGTGGAGTTAGATGTAGAGATTGTGAACAGAAAATCTTTACGATTAATGCCGATGGAACTGTGGCTGGATGTCCGAATGCTGCAGTGGGTAATGGGTTTGGAGATATATCTCAACCTATTAGAACTTTACTCTCCGCCAGAGGAAGAATAAATAACATTACATGCGAGATAGAAAGAGACCCTCGTTGCTATACCTGTGATGTATTTGATATCTGCAATAGCGACTGCCATCAATTGAAATGGCAAGGAGATATCTGTGCAGCACCGAAAACACTAATGCAAAGGTTAAAGAATGACAACAGCTGGCGATAATATAACAAAAGCAAACATCGTTGAATCGATGGAAGCATTAAAGACATTATACAATACTGGTATTGTATGGTCAGCTACGACCAATCCTTTTTCTCAGGCACCAGCCACAGCAGCTGATTTAACAATACCTGCTAGTTTTGCTTCCGAGATCTCAGATACTAATGTGGTTGCTTCTACAATAACCACAAATTTTAAAAACTATGCGCAGTTATTATCAAGAATACGATCTGTTAATTTATTGAAGTGGTATCAAAATGGTGGGAATCCAAGATCTGCTTTACAATTTAACGAGACTAATATAACTAGCCTTAGTGAAACTTATCAAATTGCGCCAGATCCTCTTATTGGAGTAGAGGGTGGAGACACTATTACTGTTTCTGATTTAGATGCTTTCGTTGCTTTGCTATCAACTGCAATAGATACTAATAGAACTACCACAGTTACCATAGAAGAATTTTACTGTCATAGTAATTGCCATGGATCTTGCCACGGAAGTATTTAATGTACACTATACCATTTGACTCTGAAGTTTTAAAACATATTATAACTGGAGATATAAAATCTCCAGCCATTGACTATGCCAATTCAAAAATTAAAGGTAAGAACTTTATTACATATCTTAGTAATCTAAAATA